TATCTTTATCAGAGTTTTTGACCAAGAATGATCGTGGTCCAGTTCTTTCAAAAAAGTGTAAAACTTGTTCTTATGCGGTACGACAGAAGAATGCTAGTGCAACACCTCAGAATTATTTGACTCGTTTGTTTGGTCAACTTAAACATGCGAGAACTAAGAAAAAGAATAAAAAAGTTGAGTGGGATATTGAATTAGAAGATGTTTTGGAACTGTGGGAAAAACAAAACGGTAAGTGCGCACTGACTGGTTTATTCATGACATACCATAAAGATGGTAGTGGTAACCGAGATTTGAATGCTTCTATCGACCGAATAGATCCAGATACTAAGTATGTAATCACCAATATTCAGCTAGTTTGTAGTAGAGCAAACATGTTGAAGCATACGTTAAAAGAAGATGAGCTTTATTGGTGGGCTAAAAATATAGTAGAATCCAAAGAAAATGACTGATAAAGACCAAAATTTTGAACAAGAAAGGGCCGAGCTTCAGTCTCATTATCCCTATGTCGATGTCAAACTCAATGAGCTAAGTGTTCAAGAAGAACGCCTCATTCTTTTTCATCTCCGTGGCATGTCAAAAGCTGCAGCGGGACGCGCGGCTGGATATAGGGATAATGAGCATGTTTACAAAGTATTTAAGAAGCCAGCCGTACAAAAAATGCTTGCTAAGATGCGCGAAGAATTTAAAGAAGAGATTAAGTTTGATAAACAAACAGCGACAAGCATGTACTTGGAAGCGCACCGTAAATCTGTAACAGCGACAGAAGAGAAAGTTATCACCGATTCATTGTGCAAGCTCCACGGTCTATTTGCTCCAGAGCATGCTACACAAATCAACATCAATCTGGATAGAACTGTAGAACAACTAGAAAAACTACCAGATTCTGAATTACTCAAGATAGCGGGAACTGATAACCAATATCTCATGCCTAAAAAGGATGGAAATAAAAAAGATTGAATGCCTGACGTGTAAAGCGTTGCATCCAGATACGTTGTACCCGAGCGACGATCAGATCTGCGTGTACTGCAAAGCGGACGAAGCAGAAAGAGTTGAAGAACCTGTAATTGAAGAAACTCCAGAAGAACCAACTCCAGAAGAAACTGAACAATTAAAAGCCCAAAAAGAACTTGCATTACGTGCTTTGTCACGTAAACATTTGTTACCGTTTGTTGAACGTTTCAATCCAGACTACGTTCCGGGTTGGGTACACAAGGACATATGTCTACGGTTGGAACAGTTCAGCCAAGATGTAAATGACAAGAAGTCACCCAGACTTATGTTGTTTATGCCACCACGACACGGTAAATCTACTTTGGCTTCTGTTGCGTTTCCAGCTTGGCATTTGGGTAAGAACCCTGAACATGAGTTTATCAGTTGTTCGTACTCTGGATCGTTGGCCATGAACTTTAGTCGTAAGGTTCGTCATCAACTGAGAGAACCTAATTTTAAGAATGTCTTTTCTGGTGTATCGCTTGACCCTAGTTCGCAGTCCGTAGAATCATGGAATACAACCAAGGGCGGTGGTTATGTAGCAGCGGGTGTTGGTGGTGGTATTACTGGTAAAGGAGCGCACGTACTCGTCATCGATGACCCAGTCAAAAACAGAGAGGACGCAGAATCCGAGTACAATCGGGATGCGGTCTGGGATTGGTATACATCTACTGCTTATACACGACTGGCCCCTGGAGGTGGTGTACTCGTAATTCTTACCAGATGGCACGATGACGATTTAGCTGGTAGGTTATTACAAGCGGCAGCCGCGGGCGCGGATCAGTGGGAAGTTGTTAAGTATCCAGCCATCGCCGAGAAGGACGAGGAGTTTAGAGAAAAGGGCGACGCGCTTCACCCAGAGAGGTACAGTGCAGAAGCTCTGACCCAGATTCAAAAAGCGGTAGGTCCGAGAGACTGGTCAGCGTTGTATCAACAGAACCCAGTATCGGACGAAGGTGAGTACTTTAATCGAGAAATGATTAGGTATTACGACGAAAATGAAGTAGACTTTGACAGATTACGCTTCTATTGCGCATGGGATTTGGCGATTGGTCAACGAGAACGTAATGACTACTCTGTAGGAGTAGTTGTTGGCGTTGATGAATACGATAATTTATACGTAGTGGATTGCATAAGAGGGAAGTACGACGGTTTTGAACTTGTTGAACAAATACTGGATCTCTTCGAGACGTGGCGACCACATGTGGTGGGCATCGAGAAAGGTCACATAGAGATGGCTTTAGGTCCGTTTCTACAAAAACGTGTTCGAGAACGTGGACTTAATGAAGCTTACTTTAAAGATTTAAAAGTAGGTAGACGAGATAAGGAAGCGAGAGCTAGAGCAATACAAGGTAGAATGCAACAAGGCATGGTATACTTTCCGAAAGATCCGGTATGGGTTGGTCCGCTTATTGCGGAACTTTTGCGTTTTCCAAACGGGGTACATGATGACCAAGTGGATGCGTTAGCATGGATAGGATTGATGATGACAGAATTCGCTACTTTTGTAGAGAAGATAGAACATGAACCATCTTGGCGAGACAAGCTTAAGTATCTAGTCAAGGGTGATAAACATAAATCAGCTATGAGTTCTTAATGAATTACAGCAAGAAGAAGAAAAAGTTAAGTACAGAAGAAGAGCATTCTATAGCAACTAATCAGTTTGAGCGTTACGAACGTGCGCGTGATAATGGTCACTTAGAATATATAGAAACTGCAAAAAAATGTGATGCTTTTTATCGTGGTAATCAATGGGATCCAGCTGATGTTGCAATACTAGATGACGAAGGGCGTCCAGCTCTTACCATTAATACTATATTACCAACAATTAATACTGTGCTTGGTGAGCAAAGCACTCGAAGAGCAGATGTTAATTTTAAACCGAAAGGTAATGGTACTCAGGAACTTGCGGATGTATTAAATAAACTATACATACACATAGCTGATACTAATAAATTAGACTGGTTAGAGTCTACAGTTTTTGCTGATGGTCTTATTCAAGACCGAGGTTATTTTGATGTAAGAATAGATTTCACGGATCATATCCAAGGAGAAGTGCGTATAAGTACCAAGGATCCGTTAGATATTCTGATTGACCCTGACGCCAAGGAGTATGATCCTAAAACATGGAATGAGATATTTGAAACCAAGTGGATGAGTCTTGATGAAGTAGAAGAACAATACGGACAAGACGCTGCGGATAAACTAAGAGTAGCAGCAGAATATGGTAATACCATGGGACAAGACTCCGTAGAATATGAAGAAACGCGTTACGGTGATACGTATACTGGTGTAGAGTACAATCAATCCTCTACTACTAACCCAGAAGAGAATAGACAAATGCGAGCAGTTCGAGTAATCGAAAGGCAGTATTACCAACTCAAAGAATGTACTTATTATGTTGATTCTGTTACTGGTGATATGCGACAAGTACCCGGTAACTGGGGCGAAAGAAAGAAAAAGAAATTTGCAGATGAATATGGTTTAGAGATAATGACTAGACTAGACCGTAAAGTACGTTGGACTGTGACAGCAGATAAAGTTGTATTACACGATGACTGGTCCCCTTATGAGTGTTTCACAATTGTCCCATACTTTCCTTATTGGAGAAGAGGTAGACCATTTGGTATGGTAAGAAACTTAATATCTCCACAAGAACAGTTGAACAAGATAAGTTCACAAGAATTACATATCGTAAACACTACAGCTAACAGTGGTTGGATTGTAGAAACAGGGTCATTAAATGGTATGACTGCTGACGATTTAGAAGAACACGGTGCGGAAACTGGTTTAGTATTAGAGTATAATCGTGGCTCATCTCCCCCTGCGAAGATACCACCAAATCAGATTCCCACCGGCCTAGACAGATTAGGTCAAAAAGCTGCTACTAATATAAAAACAATTAGTGGTATTAGTGACGCCATGTTAGGTACAGACTCTCCAGAAGTATCTGGAGTTGCAATACAACAAAAACAAAACCGTGGTGTTCTAATGATTCAAGTACCATTAGACAATCTACAAAAGACTAGACAATATCTAGCTGAACACGTGTTGCGTTTAATTCAGGCTTATTACACAGAGGAAAGATTAATACAGATTACAGATGAAAACGATCCGATGAAGCCGGAAGTACCTATTGTAGTAAACCAAGTTACTCCTGAAGGGGATGTTATTAATGATTTAACTTTAGGTGAATATAAAGTGGTGGTCGGTACTATGCCGGCTAGAGATAATTACGACGAAGTACAGTTTGCTGAAGCAATCTCTTTAAGGCAGGTTGGTGTACCAATACCAGACGACTTAATTGTAGATTACTCACACTTAGCTAAGAAAGGCGAAGTTGCACAACGTATACGTCAAATGCAAGGGATGGAACCAATGACAGAAGAACAGGCTCAAATACAAGCTTTCCAAGCACAAGCTGAAATACAAAAAATTCAACTTGAAATTGCTAAAATGGAAGCCGAAGTACAGAATTTACAATCTCAATCTCAACTCAATATGGCAAAAGCTCAAGGCACTGTTGCAGACCCACAAGTTAAAGTGGCTGAGATACAGTCTAAGATGGAGATGAAACAACAAGAACTTGCCTTACGTCAGCAGTTATCTGCATTAACAAATGATATGAGGAAAGACCAAACCCAAACCCAAGCAGCTTCTAAAGTTGCTGTTGAAGCTATGAAATCAGGAGGTAGATAATGGCTGAAGATAAAAAAACAGAAGAATTAGTATTTGAGGGCATGCCCGGTGCTGATGCAAAAACTGAAGAGGATGTACAACCTTTTCAAGTAGATATGAACTTTGAAGACGAACCCAAGGAGGAAACCGTTGAAGAAACTCAAGAAGAAGAAACAACAGAAACAGAACCTGTTGCAGAAGAAACAACAGAAGAAGTTGCAGAGGAGCAAGTTGAAGAAACAACAACTGAAGCAACAGAAGAACAACCAGTTGAAGCAAGCGAAGATCCAGTACCAACAGATGATGAGCAACCTGTGGAAGCAGTGGAGGAAGATGAACAGGTAGAAGAACCAAAAGCACCTATGGTGCCTAAGTCCCGTCTTGACGAAGTACTTGCAAAAAATAAAGAAATGCAAAAAAGACTTCAAGACATGGAGGAAAAACCTGCTGAGGATGCTGCTCCTGAATATGACTTTGTTTCAAAAGAAAAAGAGTATCAAGATTTAGTTTTAGAGGGCGAGACTGATAAAGCTGCTTTGTTAAGAAACGAGATAAGAACTGCTGAAAGAGAACAGGTTATGTCCGAAATGCAAAATAAAATGGGTCAAACTGTACAACAAGATCGTGAACTACATGAGTTAAACCAAAAGGCTACTGAAATAATGGATGTGTTTCCTATATTTAATGAAAAAAGTAAGTCTTATGATGAAAAATTAACTAATGAAGTTATGGAATTACGAGATGCTTTTATATATCAAGGATATGGAGCTGCTGACTCTTTAGCAAAAGCTACTGAAGTAACTCTTTTAAGTAAAAAACCTGAGTTATTACAAGGTGATGGTTCAGAAGCAGCAGACCCTGCTCCTAAACTTAGTCAAGCTGTACAAGAGAAAAAAG